ATGGTTTTATTTTCGGCGGTGTTACAGCCAACACTGTTTATTACATTAAAGAAATTATTAATTCTAATGAATTTAAAGTTTCATCAACCCTTGGCGGAGTTGAACTAGAACTAATTGATGGCGAGGGCTTTATGCTGGTCCGCCCAATACAGAGAGAACAAAGTACCGAGTCATTAAGGAAAATAGACTCTATGCTTAAAGAGATCTATACCGGAGGCATAGAAGGCGACGGTGTAGGTATACTGTCAGTACAAGATGATACTAGTCCTAGTTTAGGTGGTAATTTAAGTTTGGACAGCAATGACATCGTTGGAACCGGTAATATTAATATAACTGGTACAATCAACGCCACAGTTGTTGCTGGGGGACTAAGAGGTACTCTTGCAGGAAGTTTAACAGGACCAGTAGACAGTGAAGGTACCAGAATCGGAAACCCATCAATTGACGGTTTAGAATTTGAATTAGGAAATCCTCAAGGTGGTCAAGTTATTTCTTGGGATGCACCAAATCAAAAATTTACACTAGTTTCGGTGAACGCAGTCAGCGGCACTGACACATTGGATGATGTCTTGTTTCGTGGCAATACTAGTTTAAATACCATAACTGTGGGCAGAGTTATTAGTCCTGAAATAGAAGGCACTTCTGATGGTCTAGCAATATATTCTGACTGGGCTAAAGAAACTGGCATTTCTATAGTATCAACTGATACACTAGAATCGGTTACACTAACTTCTGATCGTCTTGTTGCTATTTCTACAAACTTTGGCCCTTCTCAGTACAACTGGTTTTTTGAAGCCAATGGAAATTTTAAATTACCAGCAGGTGGAGACATTACCGACAGTACCGGTATTAGTGTATTGGGTGGTGCATCATTAACAGTTATCACTCCAGACGACATTGAAATTCAAGATATTTCTACCTTAGTATTAACTGGCAACGGTGTTACTACAAGTTCAGCAGGCAATGCTGTTACATTAGATATATCTGGTGTAAGCAGTTATAATGATTTAACAGACAAGCCTACCATTCCTGATGATATTGGTGACCTCACTGATACAGGCGGAGTATTAACTCAAACAAGATTGGGTTCAAGAACTACTGCTTCTGCAACTACAGGAGCATTGATAGTCGGCGGCACTGGAAATATATCTATAACTGGTTTTAAAACCTATGCATTACTAGGTATGTCTGTTGGTATTCCTGCGTGGGTGAGATTGTATACTTCATCAGCCGCAAGAACAGCCGATGCCTCAAGATTAGAAACAGAAGATCCACAGCCAGGATCTGGTATTATTGCAGAAGTGATTACAACTACTACCAATCAGACTGTAACATTTACTCCTGCTACTATAGGATTTAATGCAGACAATCCTGCGGCGACTACCATTTATGCTTCTGTTAAAAATAAAGGATCGGGAGTAGCCACTATTCAAGTAACATTATCCTTGTTACAACTAGAGGCATAACAATGAGTGAATTAAAAGAATATATCGTCACTCTAAAAAATAGAGATGACTTAGAGTCGTTCTATGAAGACATGGAAACACCTGGTGGCAATTTGTATATTCCAAATAGAGAGGTTGAGTGCGCTAATAGACGTGAAATAAGTCGTAACACACATTACATGTTGAGCGATGCAGAAGCCGAAGAATTAAAAAAAGATTCAAGAGTAATGTTTGTAGAATTAACTCCTGAACAAAGGGGTATTACTGTTAGACGCAGTTTTACACAAACAGGTAACTTTAACAAAAGCGGAGCATTAAACTCTGCTTACATAAATTGGGGACTGCTACGTTGTGTAGAAGGACAGCAACGAACTGGTTGGGGGTCCGATGGAACCTCAAATATAAATGCTACCATTAGTGTTACTACACAAGGCAAAAATGTTGACGTTGTTATAGTAGACGGACATTTTGATCCAACACATCCTGAGTATGCTGTTAACAGTGACGGCACTGGTGGATCTCGAGTAATACAATATAATTGGTACCTTCATAAAAGTGGCGGCGGCACTTATGTTTATACACCCTACACAGGTACTGCGGCTGAGGACGATAACAATCACGGCGCACACGTTGCCGGTACTGCCTGTGGTAATACACAAGGTTGGGCTAGATCAGCGAATATCTATAATATAAATCCTTACAGTACAAATCCAAACGGAAATATACCTACCCTTATATTTGATTATATCAGAGCGTTTCATGCCTCAAAAACAATCAATACTGCTACAGGAAGACGTAACCCAACTATAACAAATAACAGTTGGGGATATACATATACAGTAGTTGCTTCTACCATTAATACAATTTTTTATAGAGGCACAACAATAACAGGACCATTTACTCTTGCTCAACTAGCCAGTTACGGTTTGATAACAGCCAACTATTTTGGAACAGATTATTTGTTTATTCCTGCTAGAGTTGGGGCGGTGGAACAAGATATTGAAGATGCTGTTGCTGAAGGTATCATTGTCGTAGGTGCAGCCGGAAACGATTCAGCAACTATTGGCGTACCTCTCGATGCCGACTGGGACAACTATATAGAAGACGGAGATGTAATTCCCTCCCGATACTATACCAGCGATCTAGGAACACCAGGCGGTGCTATAAAAGAGGATCTTAGTTTTGCAACTATCTGCGTGGGCTCTATTGATACAACTACTACAGACAGAAAAGCCGATTATAGTAATAGAGGTGGTAGAATTGATATATGGGCTCCAGGGTCAGGAATACAAAGTAGTGTGAACAGCGGCGGCATCTCAGATAGTCGCAATGCATCATATAGACAAGATGTTTACAGTGGCACTAGCATGGCCAGTCCTCAGGTCTGCGGAGTACTAGCCTGTGCATTAGAAATGTATCCTTCTATGAACAATGATCGAGCAAGAAGTTATCTTATCGCTAATGCCAAATCGCAAGTTTTTGACGCCAACGCTGGATTGAGCAATACATACTCGTTGATAGACAGTCCAAATCGTTATCTTGCTCATAAACAAGAACGCCCAGTAAGTGGCGGTGTTTATCCAAAAACTGACTATTTTCTTCGTCCTAGTTCTGGTCAAGTTTACCCTAGAACTAGAATAAAAAGATAACCGTTTAGATTGACTTAATGTTACGAAAAGTGTAAACTATCAGCATGAACAAAACTTATTTGGTTGAAGAACTATTTCATGACATTCCGGGTGACCCTGACAATGTTATACTTCAAATCCCTCCTGAAATCTGTGAACAAATGGATTGGAAGGAAGGCGACACTGTGCATATCAAAGCCGAAGACGGCAAACTAACCATCACCAAAGCATGAGTAAAAGCGATTTGATTGAGATGGAAGGCTCCATCTCTGAAGTACTTCCAGCCAATATGTTCAGAGTAACTTTGGAAAATGGTCATACCATTACCTGTTATACCAATGGCCGATTGCGCCAAAATAAAATCAAAATAATCATGGGCGATCGAGTTCGAATCGAAATGAGCCCTTACGATTTGACCAAAGGTCGTATCACATATAGACTCTGATTGACATTTGAGCCTATTGGTGTTATACTATTATCATAGTAACAACTTAAGGCTCAATTCAATGGCAACCAAAGTATCAAAAACCAAACTTAAAGAACAACGTATTGCCAAATTTATGGCATCGTTTGCCACTAAGTTTGAAATCGAAGATAACGCAATCGATCTTCGTGCAATGGCTGATAACTATCCTAACGGCGTTATTCCTAACAAAGACATTGGTGATGCTGTTTCAGCAGTGTTAGGGCCAGCACCTATGCCTCGATTATCTATTGATCCACAGATGTTAAACGTGCCAAAGTTTGCTTGGGTGGCCATGGATGATATCGCTATTAACCCACGTTTTCAACGTGACGTTATGCCAAATCACATTGCCAAGATTGAGAACTTGTTTAAAGCAGAAACAATCATTGTTCCTTGTGCTATTAAAGATCCTGTATCAGGCAAGTATTTGTTCTGGGACGGACATCATACTACACGGGTGTGTGAACGTCAAGGTTGGACTCACATGCCTTGCTGGTACACAGAAGCACAAATCGACGACAGTCATTCCGTAGAAGAAGCAACCAAGATTCTTATCAGTCATGCCGGTAACAGTATGATTACCATTAACAAGAGTGGTAAGCGTGAATTGAGTTTGTATGACGCACACATGATTGGTGTTGATTGTGGACACCATGAACCTGGTGTGGTGCAGAGCATCTGCGATGCCAACAGTGTACGTATTCGTCGTACTAGTACCAAAGCAGGAGACATCAGTCACATTAATCACTTGTATGGTGCATACAATCTTGTACAGGCAAGTTCAGGAGTCAAAGGCATTTACCTTGCTCGTGCATTGAACTTCTGCCGTACTACATGGCCTAAAGAAGAAATTCAGCCGATCATCATGCTTAGTATGGCACGGTTGTATCAACAAACAGAAGTACAAACAGGTGTGTTGCTACCCCCTGCCTTTGATGTCGAACTTGGAAATATTCTTAAAAAGAAATACGGTCCTGCTGATGTAGCACACGACGAGACCACAGGCTTTAAGGCACAGTATATTAATCACTTTGGTTCGTTGGCTGGACATCCTGAAGTTGTTACCAGCGGCTTGATTCTCACTTACAACAAACATGGTAAAGGTGGTTTCAAGTTGGCACAGCCCGAGTCTACCTATCCTGTGAAATGATCAAAGACTATATACTATACTTTAAAAAGTGTCCTGGGGTCACTGATCCCAAACACTTTAAAGTAGGAATCGCACAACTGCTGACAGCACGATCACGACTTGCTACATATCAAAATGCTGTAGGTCCAGTGTGGGAAGAAAGTTTTATGCAAGTATGGATCGGTGATGAAAATCAAATACGCATTGCTGAAAAACAATTTAAACGAAATTTTAAAGATAAGATTTCTAGTGCAGAAGCAGGACTAAGCGAATGGATTTGTGATATCACTCTAGGAGAACTTCTAGACTATATTACAGAATTGCGAGAAGATCATTTTTTAAAATTTATTGATTGTCCGCAAGAGTTTTTACCACTGACAATGCCACTATGCGAGGACCTAGCAGAATGGTATATTGGACATAAGGAAAATAACAATGGAAGTAATTAATATCAGCGACAAAAGTGAGCAACGTCGAAAGGCAAATATGCTGGAAGTTATCGACGACGTTCGCAAACGCATTGAAGAAGGTAAAATGGAAGAGTTTGTCATGGCTAGTATTGACAAAGAAGGTGAAGTAAATATTCATGCCAGTGTCAAAGACCTTATCGGCGGTGTAGGGTTATTTGAAATTGGTAAAAATATTCTTATTCAACAACAGACTATGATAGACTATGAGTGATTTCACAGCATTAAAAGACAAAACTTGGCCAGCGGACAGTGTGCTGGCTATGGCATGTGCTATTTTTAGAACTAAAGGGTTTACCAGCGTTAGTTCTGTTATCAGAGATAATGTCGACTCGGCAGATAGGTGGAACAGCAAAGAGCACCTGTGCTATCAAATGATTCCCGACTTAGATAAAGAATATAAAGTTCTTATCAAAGTTACACAAGAGGACATGGACCGTGCCAACGCAATCATGCAATACTATCGAAAACTGACATTTGGAGTTATCGCAGATAATCTCAGTGACTACATGCAACGGGTATTTTCCAGCACACAGAAACCTGAAGTCAGTTTTAAAGACTTTGGCATTTTGGCTAGTGTACCTAGTGTGTATTCCAAAGAGATAGAAAAGAAACGTATCATCAACGAGTCTAAATCTGCCAAACAAGAACATCTGGGAGAAATTGGTAAGACTCTACAATTGAATATTCGATACATTAATACCAGACTAGTTCCAAAACTAAACTGTTATGCACATGATGCAATAACGGATACCGGACATTTGGTAAACTTTTTAAATAAATCAGAATTGGGCAAGACTGGACAAACACAAACTATACGAGCCAAAGTCAAGGCGCACGGTGTAAACTTTGTATCTAAATCAATTGAAACACAATTAAATTATGTCAAACCACTTGACAATGATCTCGTTTGGCAGTAAAATATTACTAAGTTAAATTTTTAGGAGATACCGTGAGCGACCCTTGCCAAAATGTTATCAGCGCACTTGAAGATCATCCCAGTCGTTTGAACAAAGAAGCCATTATTCTTGCACAGGCAGAAGCCGGCAATGATGAATTCTTCCAAGGTCTTAAATTGTGCTATGACGCAATGATCACTTTTGGACTTAAACAAATACCGGAGAAAACAGATGAAGACGGTCCTGGCTTATCTTGGAGTAGTTTTACTCTCGCTATCGATGGCTTTGTTAATCGCACTGTCACCGGTAATTCAGCGAGGGACTTGATACAATCGCTGATGAAGACGGCTACTAAGTCGCAGTGGAACGGCTGGTATCGTCGTATCCTTATCAAAGATATGCGAGCGGGTTTCAGCGATAACACCGTTAATAAGGTCGTAGAGAAAAAATGGCCTCAATACACTGTGCCTGTTTTCAGTTGCCAACTTGCTCACGATAGTGCTAACCACGAAGAAAAAGTAACAGGCAAAAAGATTATCGAAGTTAAACTAGATGGCGTTCGTGTACTCACTATTGTTTACCCAGATGGGCGTGTTGACCAATTCAGTCGTAATGGCAAGGAACTTGTAAACTTTCCGCACGTCAAAGAGCAGATTGCAAAAATTGCTAATGGCTTTTCTGAGCCTATGGTCTTGGATGGTGAGATTATGTCAGGCAGTTTCCAAGACTTGATGAAACAAATTCATCGCAAGTCTAGTGCCAAGGCCAACGATGCAGTTCTTAATTTGTTTGATGCTGTACCTTTGGCACAGTTTGAAACAGGTGAAAGTGCTGTTACACAACAAGCACGTAGCGAATGGCTGAAAACATGGTTTGATGCCAACGAGTCGTCTTTGCCCAATGTCACTGTTGTGGCACAAGAACTAGTTGACTTGGACACAGATCAAGGACAGTTGCGTTACAAAGAAATCAATGCCATGGCAATCGCTGGTGGATACGAAGGCATTATGCTTAAAGATCCTGAGGCAGGATATAAATGCAAACGTAGCGTAGCATGGTTAAAACTAAAACCATTTATTGAAGTTAGTCTTAGCGTCAGTGCTGTAGAAGAAGGCACTGGTAAGAATGTTGGACGCCTTGGGGCGTTTGTCTGTGAGGGTGAAGATGACAACAAGTTTATTGTGGTCAACGTTGGTTCAGGTTTTACAGACGACCAGCGAGAAAGTTTTTGGAGTAATCGTGACAAAGTGGTTAATCAAATCGTTGAAGTCCGTGCTGACGCTGTCACACAAAACCAGGATGGCAGTTACTCTCTACGCTTTCCGCGCTTCTTACATTTTAGAGGGTTTGAGTGTGGCGAGAAAATTTGATATTCGACGATCCATGCATAAAGATATGCTGTATGGAGCACTGTTAGAACTCAGTCAAAATCAACGTGTTTGGCATGAGAGTTCAGTAAGCCCAGAATACAGTCACTTGACTGAAGACGGCAAGGCTGCTATTATACATGTAGTCGAAGAAATGTTTCGTGGATTACAAACAATTCATAAACAAGAAGTCAAAGAAGAAGCCAAACGTCAAACTATGGAAGGTCTAAAGAAATGACTTTTATTTCAAGATCCAAGACTAAAGATGTAAGATCTATTCGTCAGGGCGATTCCGATTTTATGATCAATGACGGGATGGTTTCGTATCCTAGAGCCATGCTTCATATATTGCCAAACTGTCCTCGAGAAATTCGAGAAACTATTAACTGGGCATTGGCTCAAGGTTACGTTAAACCTGTGTCACATGTCTATGGCAAAGAACTAACAATGGATGCACTAAGATGAAAATAGGAATCGTAGGATACGGATATGTAGGCTCAGCCATTGGTTGGGCACACAAGCATGATCAAGTATTGATTCACGATCCTAAGTTTCCCGACAGTGTTAATAAATCGGAGTTTTTAACCTGCGATGCTGTCTATGTATGCGTACCTAGTCCCAGTACCGAAGATGGACACTGTGATACCAGCGTACTTGAAAGCACCCTAAAGGATTTATTTTTAATAAACTTTAAAGACAATGTTCCAATTATTTGTAAGACTACTGCACCTCCCAGTGTCTACGAGCAACTTCAACTATCATACCCTAACATTGTTCATTGCCCGGAGTTTTTAACTGCT